CTTAAATCCAGACGCGATGAAGCTCAGGCAATGGAGAAGAAAGGGGGCAAGCGTAAATATTCTGACGTATCTACGATGGATAAGGGTAGAAGAAAGAAATTTAATACGGGCGGTAAAGTAAGGTGTGACGGTATTGCAAAACGTGGGCTTACTAAAATTGCGAGGCAGCGAGGATAGAAACACATTATGGCTAAATCTAAATTAGAAATGTTTCAGAACGGTACATTTTCTACTGGAGAACCTGTGTACCAAATAGGTTCTAAGAACGCAGACGGGGAGTATGACATTGTAGTGTTTGATCCTATGCGGGAAAGTGAGGCTAAAGCAAAGCTAAAGTCTATGGGGGGTAGTGCTTCCAAGAAAGACGCAGCAGTAGCCGTGACAGGAGTGAGTGCGTCAGGGGGAACTAAATCTTCCCCAAAGCCCGTAGTGGTGGAGGAAGTTGAAGAAACAACCAAAGCCCAATTAAATAAGCTAACTAAGGTAGAGCTAGAAGAGTTTGCTCGTGACTTCGGAGTGGAGTTAGATCGTAGAGAACGGAAGGATACTTTAGTTAAACAAGCATATAAGGCGCAATTTGATGGCTAAAGATTGGATACAAAAAGCAATTAAAAAACCGGGAGCGTTACGGAAAGCTGCAGGGGTCAAGAAGGGAGAAAAGATTCCTGCCAAGACTTTAAGTAAGTTATCTAAATCTAGTAATCCTACTACGCGTAAACGAGCCAACCTTGCAAAAACCCTACGGGGTTTTAAAACGGGGGGAAGTATTGACGGGATAGCCCAACAAGGGCGCACCAAAGGTAAACATATATAATGGCAACTTCTGGCACTGCTACATTCAATATGGATTTTACAGAAATTGCTGAAGAGGCATGGGAACGTGCAGGTCGAGAAATGCGTTCTGGTTATGACTTACGTACTGCTAGACGGTCAATGAATTTAATGACTATTGAATGGCAGAACCGTGGGATTAATATGTGGACGATAGAAGAAGGGACTATTAATTTAGTAGCAGGAACAGCTACTTACGACCTTCCAGCTGACACTATTGATATTATGGAGCAAGTTATACGTACAGGGAATGGGAACGTTTCCACCCAAAGTGATTTGACGGTTACCAGAATAAGTTTTCCTACCTATGCGTCTATACCTAATAAATTAACGCAAGCGCGTCCTATACAGGTCAAGGTAGATAGAGCAAGAGATAACCCTACGGTGACGTTTTGGCCTATTCCTGACCAAGGAACTGCGCCTTCTCCCCATTACATTTTTCGGTATTGGAGGATGCGCCGTATCCAAGATGCAGGGAGTGGGGTTCAAACTCCTGATGTTAATTTTAGATTCCTCCCCCCGTTAGTGGCAGGGTTAGCTTATTACATTGCTATGAAAGACCCTGACCTAATGAATAGGCTTCCCATGCTTAAAGCGGCCTATGATGAGTCATTTGAAATAGCCGCAGGGGAAGATAGAGAAAAAGCTACTTTAAGTTTAGTTCCTCGCGTAAGGGAGATATAAGTGACGAGTAGGTATGCGGCAGCCAAAAATGCTATTGCCGAATGTGATATTTGCGGTTTTAGGTACAAACTGCGGCAGTTAAAACGGCTTGTAGTAAAGAACATAGAGACGGATACAAAGGCATGTCCTGAATGCTGGAACCAAGGGCAGCCTCAATTAATGCTTGGTACATTTCCTATTAATGACCCACAGGCAGTACGTGATCCCCGCCCTGATTTTGCGGGCTATCCAGAAAGTCGGGCGTATTTACAACCCGCTACGGAAAATGGGCCGATTATAAGTACAGGATTTGTTGGAACAGTAACAGTAGAAACAACACCATAGAGGGTAGCGTTATGGCTAAAAAACAGAAAGTTGTTAAGACAATTACAGGATTATACGAAATACGTCCTAATAAAGTGGATATATCTGAATATATGACTAAGGATATTAAAACTAGCGGGGTAGTAGTTCGTGGCACAGGATCGCAAACAAAAGGTAAATTGGCACGAGGGCCGATGGGGTAGTAAATGAACTATACCGAGCTTAAAGACAATATTGCGGATATATGCGAGAACTCGTTTACAGCCGATCAATATGCCCTGTTTGCACAACAGGCCGAACAGAAAATATATAACACTGTTCAAATACCTGCGTTACGAAAGAATATGTCGGGGGCGATGAGTATCGGAAATAGATACTTAGTCTTCCCTACTGATCTTTTGTACCCTCTCTCGTTAGCTATTACTGATAGTAGTGGGAACTCCCATTTTCTTTTAAACAAAGACACTAATTTTATGCGGGAAGCTTACCCAAATCCTGCTACTACAGCACAACCACAACACTATGGGTATTATGATGATACTGCGTTTATTCTAGGCCCAACACCTGATGCTGCTTACGTTACCGAATTACATTATGGGTATTATCCTCAATCTATCGTAACGGCAGGAACGACTTGGTTAGGCACAGAATTTGATTCGGCGTTGCTAAATGGGGCATTAGTGGAAGCTATTCGTTTCCTTAAAGGCGAACCGGATATAGTGGCGATGTACCAACAAATGTATGGCCAAGCTTTAGCTTTACTGAAAAATCTTGGTGATAATAAAATGCGAAGGGATGTCTATAGAGACGGTCAATATAGAGTCCCAAGCCAGAACCCTAGTTAAGGAGATAGAAGATGGCAATAAGTCAGGCTATGTGTACTTCGTTTAAGAAAGACCTTTTAGACGGTACATTTAATTTTAGCAGCGGAACAGGTCAAGTATTCAAAATTGCTTTGTACACTGATAGTGCCACATTAGGCGCTGCCACTACTGCGTATACGAGTAGCGATGAAGTTACAGGTACTGGATACGTTGCCTTAGGTAAAACATTAACTATTAGCACTAATCCAACAACTTCAGGAACCACGGCGTATTTAGATTTTGCAGACGTTACATGGTCAAGCGCTAGTATAACTGCTCGTGGGGCGCTTATTTATATGTATAACGGAGGAACTAATCCTGCCGTAGCGGTGTTAGATTTTGGGGCAGATAAAACTTCAAGTGCAGGTGATTTTAAAATTGTAATGCCTACTGCGGATGCGAGTAACGCGATAATTCGTTTGGCGTAGGAATTTAGATGTCCAACGTTACGATAAGATTCCAAGGCTGGGGCCGCGCGGGATGGGGTGAAGGCCCGTACGGTGATGCAAACATCCCCTTTATTACAGGGGAGGTAGGAAGTGTCTCGGTTAATGTCGGCACAGGCGTCCACATTAATGTCACAGGAGTGGAAGCTAACGGCTACACGAGTGGCGGATGGGGCATCGGTTACTTTGGCAGGGGTGGATGGGGCGAAGCTTATACCCAAGTAGATATAGGGAATAGTATTACCCCTAGTGGAGTAAGCGCTACCACTGAATTAGGCACTGTCACCTTAGAATACGATTATATTTTTGACGTAACGGGGGTGTCAGCTACAACCTCTGTTGGCACACCTACTGTAGATGCTCAAGCGGTAGTTTCTCCAACAGGGGTGTCTAGCACTACACACTTAGGAGTTGTATCGGTTGGTGGAGATGCCGCTCAAGAGTTAACAGGAGTATCTGCTACAGGTCAGATAGGCACAGTAGATGTAGAATATCCATTTACGGTATATTTGACAGGCGTAGAAGCAACTGCTTCTTTAGGTAATGTAAGTGCAATAGTTGACCAAGACGTAGCAGTAGTGGGGGTCGTAGGCACAACTTGGTTAGGCACACCTACTGTAGAAACTGGAGCGATTGTCGCCCTAACAGGGGTGGAAGCGACAGGTGAAGTAGGGACAGTTTTGGTATGGGGGGATATTGTTCCTTCGCAAGATGCAGGATGGGCGGGGATTACTCCTTCACAAACTGCGGGATGGGGAGAAATTACTCCTGCACAAACCGCTAACTGGGTGGAAGACAAAGCAGCATAATTAAGATAGGAATCTAACAATGGCAACTTATGTAAATAATCTTAGATTAAAAGAAATCACTACAGGCGATGAGGATGGTACATGGGGTACATCAACCAACACCAACCTTGAACTTATAGGTGAAGGATTAGGGTACGGTACAAAATCCGTTGCTGCAGATGCAAGCGAAACATTTACGATGCCTAATGCGACAGCAGATGGCACACGAGCAATGTACCTTAAGTTCACTTCTGGTGTAAGTTTAACTGCTACTCGCACACTTACTATTGGGCCAGACACCGTTTCTAAAGTGTGGATAATCGAAAATGCTACCACTGGTGGGCAGACTATAACTATCAAACAAGGTTCTGGAGCTACGGTAGATGTACTTACCGGAACGAAGAAAATGGTCTATACCGATGGAGCTGGCGCTGGAGCAGCTGTTTTTGATGCAAGCCCTACTGCTGCAAGCGGTACAGTCACTTCGGTTCAAGTAG